CAACATACTCTTCAATGTACGCTTGCATTTTTTCTGCACTGCCGAACCGATAAGAAAAGTCAGGCTTGTTTCTCCGACCACTGAAACCTCTAGCGCAATTGGTGGCCTTATTTGCGAAGACCTCAATACCAAGTCCCGCATCTTGAGCTACCAATTCGTAACCCTCGGGAACATATCTGCATTTTTCAATCATTTTCATAATTAACTCCTTTTCAATGTTTAACTAATTTCCAACAGTTCCTAGTATATACCTATTTAGGATATTTGCAAGGAATATTTGAGAACTGTTGCTTTTTTACTTCGCCTTCAAAATTCGCTGGGCGGCCTGTAAGCGGATATTGTCTTCTTCGGTATTGAGAAATCCGCCGAACATTTTCAAGGCTTTTACCATTTTGCGAAGACTGTCTTTCGACTGGTTGCCGACAATGGCATAGTCTGCCGCCAGCTTAGGATTATTGATTTTTAGGTCATCCAAATAAGTGCTCATAATTTACCTTTCAATGATTAAACAAGATACATTTTTAAAACAGCTTGATATAAAGCCTCTTGAAGGTTTTTGGCTTGTTCAGCCAATATGTTTACCCCGACAGCCGCATATCCAAACCTTTCAGCAAAAAATTCTTTTGCCGCTTGGCTTGATGCCAAGAATTGAATTTCATCACCCATTGGGTTTACAAAAACATCAATTTTCATGACTAACTCCTTTCAATGATTAAATTCCAAATATCCTAATTTCTCTTTTTAAATCTCTGTAACTCCACCGAAAACTAGGAAGGTCACTTCTGCGAACCATGAAGAATTCAGCGACTTCACCCTCAACATCGCCTTCTTCAGTGCATTCGGTGCTTGGGTATCCCATGCTCTCAAGAGCACAACGGATGACTCTTACTTCTTCGGGAATTCCTTCTAAGCACATCATCACCAATCCCCTACGAATTTCCACTTCGCCTTTTCTGATTTCGTAAAGTCTCATGATTAATTCCTTTCAATACTTACTAACCACCACAAACTCAGTATATCCTAAATTAGCATAAATTACCGAGTTTGTAAAATATTTTTTAATCTGTTGTTTTTTAGTTCACACGATATTGACTAATTGCTTGAAGCATTGCGGCCTCTGCATCTTCTATTGCTCCCCCAACTGCAAGGACCGCTTTTGCCGCCTTGTCGATTTTTCCTAAGTCCATGATATTGAACTGGATTCCATTGGCTAATTTGTAAAACATTGCTTCGGTGATTTTTGCAATGGCTTTTTGTTCTTTGGTAAGTTTCATAATTAAGTTCCTTTCAATGATTAAGAAGTGGTTTCTACAACAATTACTAAACCGTATACAGTTCCCAATTCGCCAATTGGCTCGCTGTATCCGTAGGTCTCCATGAAAGTTCTTGAGCCTTCGTTCCAAGTTCTTAATGGTGAACCGTCTGGGGCAGTGCCAATTACTTGGCTGTTTGTGATGGGGAAAAATTGTTCCATGATTAAAGTCCTTTCAATGATTAATACATCCGACCTTCAGCTTCGTATCTCCGAAGCATCGCAAGAGCGGCTCTCGCTCTTCCGAAATGTCTTTTCGCTCTAGCGATGTAGTAGATGGCTTCTACTTCCCTAAAAGACAAAATACCGTATCCATATCTTGCTAACTCCATGATTTTTCCCCTTTCAATGATTACTGCCACAACTGAATAATATCCTAAATTAGCATAGAAAACCATATTTTTAAAAATATATTTGCATTTGTTGCCGTAATACAACATGGCTGGCAAATGCTTATTTTGTAGGTTTTTTACCGCACAGCTGGTTTCTCTGTTAGCATATGTATGATAAAATTAACTTGTTAGGAGAAGTGCATGGAATTCAACAAAAATGCCAGATTTTATGTAACTGACGATGGCATCCCTGTCAGCCTTGGTGCAGGTGAAGGCATACCATTTTGTGCCGCCTGGGATGAAAAAGAACCCCGAGAGTATTCATTACCCAAGTCGGACACTTTTTATCCAGCTACTTATGAAGCCTTTGAGGAAGCTAGGAAACTTTGCCAAGCCGCTTCGTAGCCTTCAATCATAGTTTTTTCCTGCTTTTCTATTTCAGCTTCTTCTTCAGCTGTCAAGCCTCGCTTGTCAATATTTGCTTTGGCTTGGATTGAACGAACAACTTCATAGTTCTTATGGAGTTCTTCCTTTGCCTTCAGCATGGCAGGGAAATTAATTTGCACTTCAGCATATGCTCCGTCTATCTCGACAGTCATATTGACATCACGATAGCCACTGCCACCAACTGAGGGAGCGCTTTCGCTTAATGCATTGCGAATTTTTACTGGCTCTCCATACTGCGCTTTGATTTTTTCAATCGCATTCTCTACATCAGATGGCTTGTTGATTTCAATGGTGGTCCGCAACAAATCTCTAATTTTGCTAGGGTCTCCTTTGTAGTCGGCGTTGACTTTCTCAACTGCTCGCTGTGTTCCCTTCAATGGAACAATTGCGGCCTTACCACCGAGTGACTCTGCAATCTTTTTGTTTGTCTCATCGAACTTGTCTTTTACTTCTGCGGCCTTCTCATACATCGCTGTAATTTTTTCTTGCGCTTCTGGTTTAAGACTTGTGATGTCTGACTTGTTGAATGACGAAGCTAAATATGCTTTCTTGTTGCCTTTGTATTTTTCTCGCAATGGGGGCAACTCTGTCATTCGCTTTGCTGTGCTTGCTGGCATCGGTGCAGTAATTGCCGCAACTTCACGACCGCCACCACCAGCTCCGCCGCCACCTGCACCCGCTACAAATTTACCGTCTTCACCTCTTGGATGGTCTGACTCAACAAAATCCGCATCATGTCGATGTCTGCCGTAGCTGTTGTTAATCACCACAGGAGCCGAGCCAATAGCCGAATCGCTTCGAGGCATTCTCTCTTCTGGCATTGCATTTTGTGGTGGCTCATACTCTGCGAGTAAGTCAGCATCGAGTTGTAATGTTGACTGGAACATATCAGGCATTTCATTGATGTTGTCCACCGCCCATTGCATGAGGAATGCCTTGTTCTGTGGGTCAATGATTGGCAATGTGGTGCGAAGAACTTCATTAATCGCCTTGACTTTGGTTTCCCAAATCTTGACCTTTTCTGATTCTGGCTCCTCCATGAGGCTTTCCCAATCAGCTTTAAAGTTCTTTTCCCAATGATAAAAAGCCTGTTGGTATGTTTTGTTTTTGTACAAGTCTGGGTATTTGTTTTGCACTGCCTCGAAAAACTCTTTGTTCCATGCACGATGCATGACGATTTTGTCAAAGAATTTAAAGAGGGTCCGCATCTCTTCACGGATACCGTCTACATACTGAACAATTGCTTTTGTGTCTTCTGTGCCTTCACCGAATCCCTGAGTGAATGCTTCATCTCTTAATAGGATAGCTGGCACATCAGATGCCGCCGCAATGTTTGCAATGATGTTGTCCCTTGCGGTTTTCATTGCAGTATCGGTGTTTTGCAAATTAATCGCTTCGATGCTTTCATCAATGTCAATTGACAATACATTGCCAGTTGCACCTCTTTGCAAATATTCTCGCTTAATGTTTGCGGCTTGTTGCATCAATCGGTTGACGATGGACCCAGCTGGCTTTTGTTTGGCAATGAGTAAACCTGCCTTGTATGTCACCATATCATCGGTAATCATCGACTGAATGAAAGACTTCAGTGGATATAAAGACCTTTGAAAAACAGATCGACCAGTAAAGCCAAATGTGGAAGACTGGAAGGATAGGTAAATAGGTGTACCGTTGAATACCACGACTGAGCGGCTTGGATGGTACGGCTGACCTGCGGCTGTTGTGTAAGCCAATGGCTTTTGAAAATCAGGCGCATTTGGGTTTTGGTTTGTAACGATTGAACCAGCCAAATTGAGCGGGTCCAGCTGGTTAAAGTACAAATTAAGGTCTGAAAGTTTCCAAGGGTCAATCGGTTCTGTGGTGGGAATGTCAGGTGCGCCATATACGATAGCTGATGCGCCATAGGTGCGCTTCAGAAACATTGTGTCCCGAATGTGAGCGGTTGCGCCTAAGTCTTCCCATTCCTTGTTGAAGGCATCGACCAGCATTTCTTTTGGTTCACAGTC